AAAACTTTTAGGAAAAAAAATGGCTTTACCAACAGTTGCCGATAGATATTCTGCTCAAAGACCTAGAGACAAATCGTTATATACAGATTTTCTAGTCAATTTCAACAAGCATCCAGACTCAAATCAGTTTATGGTGTTGAAAGATGAAGCTTCAGTCACCAGATCTATCAAAAATTTACTGTTGACAAATAGATACGAGCGCCTTTTTCAACCGGAAATAGGTTCTACTTTACAGGCCATGTTATTTGAGCCTGTAGATGCTTCATCTACTACAGCCATAAAAAACAGAATAACTGAAACTATAGAAAACTATGAGCCAAGAGCAAAATTGATTGACGTAATTGTAACACCTTATGCAGATGAAAATGCATACGTTGTCACTATTATTTTCTATGTAACGACCATAACAAATCAAGTAACAGTCAATATACCTCTAATGAGAGTAAGATAATGGCATCAAATACTAGTATAAATTTAGTAAACTTAGATTTTTCTACCTTAAAAGAAAACTTTAAGGCATACTTAAAAGGCCAGGGCGTCTTCAAAGACTATGACTTTGAAGGAAGTAACATGAGCGTGTTGCTTGACCTATTATCTTATAACACCTATCTAAATGCATTCTACCTAAACATGGTGGGAAATGAAATGTTTTTAGATAGCGCTCAGCTTAGAGAAAGCGTAATTTCTAGAGCCAAGGAATTAAACTATACACCTAGATCGTTTAAATCTGCAAGAGCTACGGTCAGAGTTTCGGTAGAAACAGACGGAAGTAAACCTTTAATCACAATGCCAAAGGGAACTACGTTTACTACCAAAATAGGTGCAAATACCTTTACATTTTCTACAAATGAAAATATTATTTTTTCTGGCGCAGGAAATACGTTTACGACAGATACAATTACAATCTATGAAGGTCAATATATTAATGATACCTTCACCATGGATTACTCTGAAGCCAGACAGAGGTTTATACTCACTAATCCTACCATAGATACAGATTCTTTGTCGGTGACTGTAATCGAAGATAATGGAGCTCAAGTATTAAGTTATCTACGGGCAACATCTCTGTTTGATAAGCAATCAAATTCTCAAATATTTTTCGTTCAAGGCGCCGAAAATGAAAAATATGAAGTATTGTTTGGTGATGGAGTCATAGGAAGAAAACCAAAAGATAATTCAATCATCGTATGTGAATATAGAATATGTAAAGGCGAACTACCAAACGGAGCGTTTAAATTTAAATCAGATGATGCAATTGGTGGTTTCAGTAAGGTAAACGTGCGAACAATTACACCAGCATCGCAAGGATTAATCAGCGAATCCATTGATTCTATTAAATTTAATGCTCCCAGATATTTTACATCTCAAGAAAGAGCTGTAACGGCAGAAGACTATGAAAATCTGTTAAAGATAAATTTCCCTGAAATCAACGCAGTTTCAGTATATGGAGGAGAAGAGGTTGATCCTCCTCAATACGGGAAAGTATTTGTTGCAGTAGATCTAAAAAATATAGATGGATTGCCAGATATAAAAAAGCAGCAATATTATAATTTTATAAAGCCCAGAGCTTCACTAGCCATAGATCCAATATTCATTGATCCAGATTATATGTATCTGGCCGTAGATAGTACAGTTAGATACAATATCAACCTAACATCATTAAATATAGAATCGATAAAAGACATCGTTGTTACTGCTATCCGACAATATAACCAAGACTACATTGATGATTTTAATGCGACCTTTAGATACAGTAACTTTACATCTGCAATAGACGGTTCAAATAGAAGTATCATAAGTAATGATACAACCGTTAGAGCTTTGCGATTAGTCGTTCCTGCTATAGGACAATTTAATGATTATACTATAAATTTCCAACAGAGATTGCAAAATAATCTAGGTGGATTAAACCAAACTCATAGAGCAGATGTATTAAGCACAATTTCATCTTCTATTTTTAATGTTGACGGAAAAAATGTAATTCTTGAGGATGATGGAACCGGAACAGTTAAATTGAAAGCTATTGAAGCAGGAAACCACATAGATATTTCAGACATAGGTACAGTTGATTATTCAACTGGAAAAATAGTACTATCTAGACTGAAAATTAATTCTATTAATGGAAACTTCATACGCGTTTTTGCTAGAACAAGATCTAAAGACATAACATCTAGATTAAACACAATCTTAGGTATAAGAAGCCAAGACATTAACGTCAACGTTATCGCCGAAAGAGAATAAAATTGAAAGATATTCAGCCATTTATTTCACCGCTCATAGAGTCGCAATTTCCAGCGTTCTATAGAGAAGAAGGTCCTGTATTCGTACAGTTTGTAAAAACCTATTATGAATGGTTAGAACAGTCTAACAATGTATTATATCATACTAGACGCCTACTAGAATATAGAGATATAGATCAAACAGTTGAAGATTTTATAGTCTACTTTAAAGAACAAACTTTAAAAAATGTTCAATTTGACTTAGCAACCAATAAAAGGTTGTTAGTAAAAAATGCACTAGATTTATATAGATCGAAGGGAACACCAAGATCTGTAGATTTATTCTTTAAATTAGTTTATGCTCAACCTGCTAAAATCTATTATCCAGCAGACGATGTTCTTAAATTATCAGATAATACTTGGAAAATCCCCACTTATCTAGAAGTTTCGTCTACTCCTTATAATGGTGATTTTGAAGGAAAACAAATATTTGGATTGAAAAGTGGAGCCACTGCTTTCGTAGAAAGCTATGTTATAAAGAAAAAAATTAATAACCAGGTTGACGCTGAAGGCACTGAAGTAAGAGTTTCAAAAAATCTTGACATTTTCTTTATCACGAATGTTCAAGGTGATTTTGAATATGGAGAAAAAATTATACATAGCGGTACTACTGATCCAAGAAACGGGCCGGCGGTTATCGGCTCTTTAACAGATCTATCAGTGTTAACCGGGGCATCAGATTACGTAATCGGCGATGTAGTCACTCTTTCGTCAAACACCGGCTATAATGGAAAAGCACTAGTAACATCTATTATTAATACGACCGGCGAAGTTGAATTTAGGTTAATAGATGGGGGATGGGGATACACTACAACTCCAAAAATCATAATTTCTGATAAAGCATTGGTTATAAACAATGTTTCGTCTTCCACTAGAACGAGCGCTCCGTTTAAATTATTTAGAAGTTTAGTTCAACCAAAAGCAAATATACAAGTTCAAAATATATCAGGAAGTATATCGGCAAATGAACTTTGGTATAGCTATAGCGGAGCTAGTAAACAGACCGGAATAGTAAAAATACTATCTTCGACTGTAAACTCAGATGCAAATACTGCAAATCTATATGTTTCAGTTATAACTGGAACCGTCAATACAACTGTAAGCCCTACACTTAGAAATTCCTCAAATGTTAAGTATATGACGATAACATCATATACAGATATGACTGCATCAGCAAATTTGATGGGATTCTCTACAAATAACAGTTTAGTTGTAGATGATTTGTCTGGAGGTATAAATTTCAGAGAAGGTGAAGTAGTTCATCAAGAAAACACATCAGTTGGCGAATGGGCAAATGCAATTGTTCAGTCTATTCGTAGAGAAGCTGGTAAAATAGTTTTAGATGTTTCAAACACAAATGGATCATTTATACCAAATCTAAGAGTATTTGGTAGATCATCTGGAGCAAATGCTAAATTAGACTATCTTTCTACAACGATAGGGATTTACAATACGTCTGAAACGTCTGTGTCTGCAGTTACAATCAACACAGGTGGACAGGGATATACTAATGGTGAATTGATAACATTTACATCCGAATTTGGTTTTGGTGCTGCTGGTATCGTATCGACTAACTCAATTGGTGGAGTTACTTCTGTTACCATTGTGAATGGTGGTTCTGGATATTTCCTTTCACCGAATGTAAGTATTGTTGATACTTCATTTGACTATACATTTAATGCAAATACAGCAGTCGATGAAGAATTAAATTTCATTAACATTCCAAATAATGGGTTTGTCAACTCCCAAGCAATAAGATATTCTGTTACCACCACCAATACCGCTTTATTAGGCCTTACTGACAATCAAATTTATTATGCTAGATTAGCAAATAGCACAGGAATAAAAGTATCAGAAACTCCTGCAGGTAACGTAATTGTTCTAACAAAAGGATTATCGGAAAATGGTCATTCATTTTCTTCAGTCGCTACAGAGGGCACTGGGTTTTCAGGGAATGCAGTTCTAGGTTCTACTTTTGATTTTGAAACAGATAATATTTTTGTATATACAAGAACATCTAATCTAGTATCTTTTAATGCACAGTCTCAGGTAAATGCTGATATAGACTTTGTTGAAATACCCCAAAGTCCGTTCGTCAATGGAGACGCAATAAGATATACCGTTTCTCCAGGAAATACAGTTTTAACAAACCTATCAAATAACGCAGTTTTTTACGCAAAACTTGCTAATTCATCTGGTCTTTCTCTTTCATATGCAAATGGACTGACTATTAATTTATCAGATGGTCCAAATGAAAATGGACATTTCCTTGCCACGTATACTACGGGAGAGATAGCATTAGTAGGCGAAGGAAGCTTAGCTGAAGTAAAGGTTAGCAGTTTAGACGATGAAGAAACGGTCGCTTTAAACTCCGACTTTTTAAGTGGATATAACATATATGGTTATCCATATCTATACCTTAAAGTATTTGGATCAAGGGTTGCCAACGGCGGAGTTTCTATTTCAGCAAATGGAGGAAATTATAACTCCCTAGTTAATAATCAATTAATTTTTGAAAATGAAAATACAGGAAGTGGCGCCACTGCAATATTTACAAATACAGCTCAAGGAAACATTGCTAGCATAACCATATTGAATTATGGATCTGGCTATACGTCTTCTCCTACCGTTTCGATAGGAGGAAAATCGTTTAATCCATCTGATATAGTATTTGACTTTGTTAATCTAGGAAATAGCAACCCATATGTAAATGGAGATATATTAACCTACGGTGTCTCTGCAGGAAACACGGCATTAACAAATCTAGCTAATGCTAAGTTTTATTATACGGTATCTGCAAATTCCACAGGAATAAAACTAGCTAATGAGTTTGATGGGGATTCGATAGATTTAACTAATGGATTGACGCAAAATGGACATAGTTTTGCGTTAACCAAACGATTCAATTCAAATTCCAGTATTACAAATGAAACTGATTTCATCTCATTTGGAGAAGTAATTAAAATCGTCGACGCTAATACCCAGGTTAGTAGCCAAACTAATTTTATTAGCATACCATCAAATGAATTTGTAAACGGACAAATAGTAACGTACTTAGTTTCACCAGGAAACACAGCTCTCACTAATTTAGTAAATAATAACTCTTATTATGTAATTGCGTCAAACAGCTCAGGGATTAAATTATCAAATACTAAAAACGGATCTCAAATTAATCTAACAGCCGGCTTATCTGAAATTGGTCATTTCTTTAGTTTAATATCTAATCCGTTCTCAAACGATGAAATTGTAAGATACTTAGTATCTCCAGGCAATACAGCTCTTACTAATTTAAGCAATTCTCAAACATATTACGTAGTGTCGGCAAATTCAATTGGAGTTAAATTATCTACGACTGCAAACGGAAGTGCCATAAACCTAACTAAGGGAGTCTCTGAAAACGGACACATTTTAGTATCCACAACAAATACTATTTCATTTAATTCAAATGCATCAGTCATTAGTAATTTTATTCCTATAACTTACAATGAACTTGCAGTAGAGGCTAACACTAGATATTTAACTGACGGCTCTCTAGTTAAGTATTTTGTCAGAGACGGAAATACTGCTGTCAGTGGTTTAGCCAATGGATCTACATATTATGTAGTTCAATCTAATTCTTCAGGAGTAAAATTGTCAAGCACAGTTGGTGGGTCTCCAATTCCAGTTGTTTCGGGGACAAACCAAACTGGGCATGTTTTAGTTCCAGGAAATGGAGCATCATTTAGTATCACTCTAGATACTCCAGCAACTGGAACTACAACCTATGGATTTCCAGCATATCCAGTCGGTAATTTAATACATGGAACAATAAGATCACAGTTGTCGTTCGAACAACTTACTATTGGAACCATTACAGTCTTAAATAGAACAAATCCTGGAGATGATTATACATTAGATCCGTTTATAACTATCGTCGAACCACTTGTAGCCGGATATAGAGCATACGATATGATCGTGAAAATTGATGGAGAATCATCAAGATTTGCTCTCAATGAAAATATAGAGGTTATAAAGAAAAGAGGGTTTAATGGTTCTAGTAGTAATGTAGTATCGGGAACGATATACATGAATGACCATGATTATGCAAATGACGAAATACTCGTATATACAACTGCAACCGGCTCAGAACCAATCGGTGGGTTGGCCAATGGAGAAAGTTATTATGTGGTGCAAACAACGACAGGAACTTTTAGATTAAGTTTAGAAGCGGATGGTGATCCTATCGATTTAGTGGCAACACCTACAAGTTCTGTTCATTTTGTACAAACCGGAAACTTTACTAAGTTAGGAATTCTTAAAACAATAGTTGATAATCATACTTTAAAGATTCGTAGGGCTACTATGAATAAATCCATAGACAGTGCCTCAAAGACATTTATACGTGGCGAGTCTTCAGACTATCAAGCTCTGGTAATAGATGTAAGAGATGATTTAACGTTTTCGGGACTAAACTCTGTCGTAGAAGCAAACGTTATTAATGCAAACGGTTCGGTAAAAACATTGAAGGTGATTGACTCTGGGTTTGCTTACGCTCAAGGCGATATTATGTCTTTCCAGAGAGAAAACGATTCAGGAGCAACCGTTGGTCTCGCTAAAGGCGGTCTAGCTAGACAGGGATATGGTTCTGGCTTTTATCAAAATACTAAGGGCTTTTTAAGCGCAGATAAATATTTACAGGATAATGATTTTTATCAGGACTACTCGTATCAGGTTATAAGTAGAATTCCGTTTGAACGTTATCAGAACATGTTGAAGAAAGTTCTTCACGTGGCTGGTACAAAGATGTTCCCTGGCATAGAAATAGAATCTGAACAGGATGCATCTATACGGATAGGAAGGTCATTAGACGTAAGGACTACATTTAATCCAGTATCTAATGTAGATATTGCAAATGATTTCCTTAGACTTGGCGTTTTAAGCGGTAAAAAATATTTTAATGCTAATACTGGAGTAAATGATACTACTGGATTTATAACTATATCTGCAAATAAATTTAAGAATACGCAAGAGGTAGTATATTTAACTGATGTTGGAAATACAGTAATAGATCCTCTTGCAAACGATTCAATTTATTTTGTAGTTCATGCAAATACGACGGGTGTAATACTTTCTAATACATATAATGGAAATGCTATTATCTTGATAAAGGGAGAAACAGAAAGTGGTCACTCTTTATCGTTATTAAAACGTCATGGATTTGCAAATGGTGATTTAGTAAATTATTCGGTAGATACAGGAAATACAGTAATACCAGGATATGCAAACAATAAATCGTACTATGTTGCATTTGCAAACACAACAGGATTTAAACTAGCTGAAACTGCAAACGGAGTTTATGCTAACGCAACTTCTTCTGTAGTAAATATTTTACCGACGCCAACATTGATAAATGAAAATGGGCATGGTATTCAAAAGACTATCTAAAAAGAGAATAAAATGGCAAATAACAAGGTTTTAACATCTGACTTTAAACTCCATCAAATTCGTCAGTTTATTGAGTCTATTTCAGAACCAGCAAACACTATATACTATGTTTTTGCAGGAAAACCAACTGAATATTTACTGGGTGACACCACTATAGATCCTCCATATCCTAGTGTGCAAACACTGACGACTACTGTATATGACGAAATGGTGCTAGGCAAACAAGTCACCGAAAATGATGTTAGACCTTTAGCAAAAAGATATGATTGGCAGACAAATGTAATTTATGATATGTATGACAGTCAAGATGCCAATCTTAAAGACAAGTTTTTCTTTGTGGTTTCTCAAGAAGCCGGTGGATACTATGTATTCAAATGTCTAGACAACAATGGTGGAAAACCATCAACAAGTCAACCGCTTTTTAGTTCTACTTCCCCAGATGATCCATATTATGAGACCGCGGATGGATATGTTTGGAAGTATATGTATAAAATTGATGCAACCACATATAGTAAATTTACTACACTTGATTATATTCCAGTTGTTCCTGATTCAAATGTATCGTCTAACGCGGTAAGTGGAACAATTGATGTTATTAAAATAGAAAACCCAGGAAAAAATTACAATAATTATGTTTCCGGAACATTTGGTTCTACTGATGTAAGAATAAATGGTATTCCTACGCAATATAAATTATCTACTGCATCGGCTGCTAGTAACACTAGTTTTTATAATGGTTGTATTATAAAAATTGTAGGAGGTCCAATACCAGAAGCTGTAGGTGAATATAGAAAGGTTACATCCTATTCCCTGGTTAATGGTGATGGAATCATTACCATCGATTCTCCTTTTATCACAACTCCAACCGGTTGTCAATATGAAATTTCTCCTGAAGTAGTAATACGAGGCGATGGTAGACAGACTGTAAATGCCGTAGCCCGCGCCCTAGTAAATTCAACGGCATCTAATACGATCTATAAAGTAGACATCCTTAATAAAGGAAGAAACTACTTTTTAGGATCGGCAAATGCATACGCTCACCCAACGGTTAGAACATCAAATAGTGTAAATGATGCAGTTTTAAGACCTATTTTTGCACCAAAAGGTGGGCACGGATACGATGCAGAAGCTGAATTATATGTCACTTCCATGGGAATAAGTGTCAAATTATCAAATAACGAATTTGATACTATATCGACTGATAATGATTTTAGAACCATAGGCCTTCTTAAGGATCCTAAGTTTTCAAATATAAAGTTAAATTACAGTTCAATAAGTGGATCAACGTTTATTGATAACGAAGAAGTAGTTCAAGCTAAACTAGACAGACTAGGTGGATCTGTTGGGGTCTCTAGTGATAGTGCCAACGTTTACGGTTTAGGAACGTTAACCAGTCTTTATATAGATTCTTCTCCTTATGAAACCACATATTCAAATGCTGATATTATTACAATATCAAATGTCGTCATAAACGCAATATGTAATGTTACAACAAATACCACTGGTGGCTTAGACAGCATCTCTATCGTATCAGCTGGATACGGTTTTAGCGATACTGTTTCACCTGTGTTGACTATATCAAATACTACCGGTGGAAATACTCGTTATTTTAGTAGTAGAATTATTTCAAACACAACTTTGTTGGAGACAGGAAGAGGATATAACAATTCAGATTATATTACAATATCCAGCACAACCGCATCAGCAAACGCTACTGCAACTATAACGACCAATTCAATAGGCGGAATAGAAAGCGTTGTTATTACTAATAGTGGAAAACATTTTTCCTGTAATGAAATTGGTATTGTACAAATCGTTAATGAAGGAAGAGGATATAACTCTACTGTAAATAATGTTATCACTGTGACCGGAGGTGGTGGAACAGGTGCAGTTCTTAGATTCACTAATAATGCAACAGGAAATATAACATCCATAACAGTATTAAACGCAGGTAGGGGATACACATCTTCGCCGGCCGCAAACGCAATTGGGTCTCCTACTGTAAACGCAGAGTTTAACGTAGTGTTGCAAACCACTGGATTAACTGTAAGAATTGCAAACAGCACCGGAGGGTTTTCAAACGGCTCTAAAATTCTAGATTCAGCTGTTATAGCAAATGGAAGTTCTGGACTATATTCCAATAGCGATGTTATCACATTCCAATCCCACACTGTGCCTCAAGGTAATGCATTCGCAAATGTAGTTACGATTCCAGGAGGAACTTTAAACAATATAGTTGTTAACACTACATCTGGAAACTATGGCTTCACTATAGGAAACAATTCAACAAATGTTTTTGTTAGCAATTCATCTGGTGGTAATATAAGATTCTTCAATGGAAAAATAGTATCCAGTGTAATATCTACGAATACAGCTCCATACTATAAAATAGTAGGAATTAGACCATCATCAGCTGGTAGCGGATATGATTCTACAAAAGTTTTAAGAGTAGATATTAATGACGGTGGAACTGGATATGATTCCACCGCTAATAATCTTATTATATTTAGTGCCCCAGGTTCAGGCACTACGGCTAATGCTTTCTTCTCAAACGATCTTAATGGAACAATCACCTCGGTGACGATGGTAGCTAATGGAACTGGTTATACTTCTGCTCCAACCGTAACCGTTAATCCCACTGCCAATGGAATAGGTGCTAATTTAACTGCAGTTCTAGCCAATACATTAACCATAACCAGTACAACCGGTGGCTATGGCGCAGTTGCATATTTTAGTAATTCTGTAGTAGGTGCAGTAAATGTCGTTAGCATAGCAAATGGAGGATTCAATTATTTAACGCAGGCCTCTACAAATGCCTACATTAGTGACACAGCTGGAACGGGTGCAGTGTTTGAAGTGCTTCTCGGAGGTGGATCAACTGTATTTGCAAATGGAGATCAAGTCACTGTGTTTGGTGGTATTGCAAGTCCAAACGCATTAGCTAATATCTCTTTAGATTACACACTAAATAATTTTTCTCATGTATATTACACCAATACATCTTTTTCCGTAGCATCTCAAGAGATCAATCCTACTGGTATTTTCTTTAAACCAGATGGTACTAGGATGTTTATCGTTGGGCATACCGGAGATGATATAACCCAATATGATTTATCAACTGCTTGGGATGTTACTACCTCTACATTTGTAGCTAATTCAGCTGCAGGACTTTTAAGAGACGTTTTACCCCATGATTTATTCTTCACGGCTAATGGAACAACAGTATATGTAGCAGGTCAATCAGACAACAATATAAATCAATTTAGTTTGTCCGAAGCATGGAATGTAGAAACTATAGCATATGTAGCCAACGGAAATGTAGGAACGAGAGAGGCTACACCAACAGGAGTACATTTTAGTTCGAACGGAAGCATAATGTATATTACTGGGTCTGGTTCTGATTCTTTACAAAGCTGGAACTTGTCTACGCCTTGGGATGTAACCACCGTATCATACGTAGCAAACACAAAACCCGTAACTGATAACCTTACATCGGTTAGATTCAATAGTGATGGAACAAAGGCATTTTTAACAGCAAGTGCTAATCATAAAATTTATCACTTTAATCTTGGAACTGCTTGGGATATTAGTACAGTCAATACTACTTCTTCTACTAGTTTTTATGTTAAACAATACGAATGGTTCCCTTCTGGATTATTTGTAAAAGAAGATACTGGAACAATATTTTTACTTGGAACAAACAGCGATAAAGTTAATGTTTATCAAGCTTTGCCAAACTACAATGTTTCAATGCTTAATAGCGGTTTAAACTTTAACACTTCAAATCTACAAGTTAAAGTTACAAACACAACAAGCGGAAACACTAGATATGTAAGTGGATCTATCATCAAAGATATAGCCGTAAATACTGGTGGATATGCAGACTTCTGTGATAATACAGATATTCTTTATGTCACAAACGGAAGTATAAATGCGGTAGCAAATGCAATTTCCAATACTACCGGTGGTCTTGTCACATTAAATGTGACTGTCTCTGGAAGAGGGTTTGCAAATGTATCCTCTTTGAATATGTACATGGTAAATTCCACAGGTGGAGATATTCGTTACCTTAATACCAACGTAGTTAGTTCCATAACCATTTCAGATGGTGGAACCGGATATCAAAACACAGACTATATAGTCGTATCTAGTCCAAACGGTATCTCTGCTACTGCAAACATTCAGACTACAACAACAGGTGAAATAGAGACTGTACAACTTACCAATAGAGGAAAGGACATCTTAGCTTGGTACGTTGATAGTTTAGAGATTGTCAATGGTGGTACTGGCTATTCAAACGCAGATGTTATTAAATTCTGCGGTGGCGGTGGAACCGGTGCAAATGCCATACTATTAACCAATTCAACTGGTGGAATCACCAAAGTACACTTGGCAAGTGGAGGCATAAACTACGATTGTGCTCCTACCATAGAGATTGCAAATACAACTGGAGGAGTAGCGAACGGAAGTAGTGCAAATATAGTAGCAACCGTCTCTAAACCTACTACGTTTAGAATCTATAACTCTACAGGTCTCCCATCTTCTGGAAATTTTGCAGATTTAGCCTTAACGGTAAGACCTTCTCCAAATGTTACCGCCAATCTAATGTATGCTCCTGTATTTGGAAATACAACAAATATAGTAACACTATCAACTGCAGCCACTCTAGAGACATTTGTAGGAGATAGTGCAAATCTATATTTCACGACTAAAGTAGCTCCAAATGTATCGCTAAATCTAACAAATCAAACTACTACATTTGATAGTTCTTTGTTTGCCGGTGACTATGTATTTTTACAAACCGCAAGCGTCGGTGAACTCCACCAGGTAAATAGCGTGGTTAATTCTACATTGTTTACACTAAAATCCCTACCAGGATTTACAAATAATGGAGTGGCTATTTCGTCAGCTAGAATAACTGCTAGAGGAAATGTATTAGATCAAGCGACCGGTTATATTCAAGTGACAAACGCAAGTGGATTCTTTAGCGTAAATACTAATGTTCTTGGTATTGCTTCTAGGACATATGCAAATGTCTCCCTTGTTTCCTATAATGATATAGCCAAGCCAATTCCAACGACTATAAGTCAGCTATTTAGCTATAAATTGCAAACTTCAGTTGGAAGCTTTATAGAGGATGAGATTTTATATTCTGGAAATACTATTACAGGTAATAGCGTGGCACGATATCATTCTGGAAATACAACTGCAATTAACGTTACAAATCAAGATGGATTATTCTATTCTGGAGAAACTATATACGGAGAAAGTAGTGACTCATATGCAATATTAGCCACCGGAGATACGTATAAATATGAAGGTGATCTGGTAAGAGGTTCTGGTGAGATAATATATATAGAAAATATAGAACCTATCACGCGTTCAAACACCCAGTCAGAGACAATTAAGTTAATCTTGGAGTTCTAGTTAAATGCCTATCCAAACTGATCTAAGTAGAGCCCCTTATTATGATGATTATAATGAAAAAGACAATTATCACCGGATACTATTTAAGCCATCTGTTGCCGTACAGGTAAGAGAACTAAATCAACTCCAGACTATACTTCAAAATCAAATTGAAAGATTTGGCGATAACGTATATAAGAGAGGCACCATAATAGATGGTTGCAATTTTATTTTCTTTAATGATCTTCCATATGTAAAAATCAATGATACTCAATTAGATGGTGCTCCAGTAAACGTTTCTAGATTTAAAGGAATGTTTGCAAAAAATGCTAAAAACTTAATTGCTAAAATTATAGAAACTTCTGACGGATTTGAGGCCACTGCACCAAATTTAAATACCTTACATGTTCAATATTTGAATTCAGGAGCTTCTGGTAATAGTTTTGCTTTTTCAAGAGGTCAAACTATCACCATATATGATCCAGCATTAAGGCTGTTTGAAGCCGATGTTATCACTAAGTCTGCTGGGTTTAGTAACAATGATAACTTAGTCATATTAAGTGCAATTGCTATAAGTAATTCTTTAGGTGGAAGCTCTTTTGTTAATTCCACTGGTGGTGCTTGTACATTTTCTGTAGGGGAAGTGGTAACACATTCCGTCACAGGAGCACAGGCAGAGATTCGTCAAGTTAATTCGACTGCTAACCAGCAAACAACTATTCTAAAGATAAGACCACTTGCTGATAATCTTAGAGTAGGAAACTCTGCATCTTGGCAATTCACTTTAAATGCAAATGCTACAATCACTTCTGCACAAACTAATATTACAGCGTCTTTAGATCATGTAATAGGAAGTGGAGCCTACGGAAGCATTATAACCGATGCACAAGGAGGAGTACGTAGTGTAATTATTCAAGGAGGAGGCCAAGAATACTATGTAGAACCTTATATTACGGTTTCCTACAATTCTAGAAACATGAATAGTAATGTAAATTCTTTGATTAATTCATTGAATATTACTTCTAAGAATTATATGGCAAAGGTGGCGGTAAACGATGATGCCACTGCTATTGGTAACGGAGTAGGAATTGCAGTTTCTGAAGGAATAATATATCAAAAAGGTCATTTCACAAGAGTAACTGAGCAGTTCGTTGTTGTTGATAAGTATAATCCAAGGTCTAATAACGTAGTAGGATTTGACACGAAAGAAGAAATTATTACGTTTAGACAAGACTCAAACTTATTAGATAACGCTGCTGGAACTTTAAATAGAAATGCTCCTGGTGCAGATCGTCTTAAGCTTACTCCTTATCTAACTATAAAAACAAAAGAAGAAGCTGATTCAAATAATCAGTTTTTACCGATTATTGAATACAATCTTGGAAAACCCTTTAGACAGAGAAAGGGTACACAGTTTAACTCTATAGCTAAAGAATTAGCACAACGCACCTACGAACAAAGCGGAAACTATGTACTAGATCAATTTTTAGTTTCAACCGAAAGCATTGAAGCTATCAATGACGGTGCAACGAAGTACAGAGTCAATGTAGATCCTGGAACTGCGTATATAGACGGTTATAGAATCCAAACATTTGCCCCATATTCAGTTGATGCTGATAAAGCAACTGATACCTTAGTAAAAAATACATCAATACAATTAAAATATGGAAATTATATTTTAGTTAATGAATTTGCAGGTTGGATAAACTCAACAATCGGTGGAAATATTTTACTAAAAGGAAGCAAGGCGGAATACGTAACTAAATCTGGAAATTCTTCAGGACCATCTCAATTTCCAGAACCTTCAGGCACTGCAGGTGGAACTACTGTAGGAAAGGCAAAAGTTAGAAATGTATCTTGGGTGTCAGGTTCACCTGGTACACCAGACGCTATATACGCTATACATTTATTTGACATTCGTATGGCTCCTGGAAAAAACTTTGCCACAAACGTAAAAAGTGTGTTTTGGAATGGTGTTGATAATAAAAATGCTCTAGGCGACGTTATATTAAACAGTGCCAACCAAGCGGTATTAAGTGACGTTTCTTCTAGCGGTTTAATTTTTCCAGTAGGCGCTAGCGCTATTAAAAATATTAACGCAGTGAGCTATACTTATAGATCTGCAATAAGAGATGGTACTTTAAACGCAGATGGTACCTTTAAAGCAACTATAGCACAAAATCCAAATGAAGTATTTCCCTATCAAAGTTATTTAAACGAAAGCGATAAAGAAACCTTAGTATTAATTACAACGGCAAATGCACAAGCATCTGTTAATGCTTCTGGTGGAGTTAGTGTGAGTGGCTGCACCACAGTCACAGGAACTGGAACTAAGTTTAATACAGACTTTACACCAGGCGACTACATTAAAATTTATAACGCAACTGATGGGGAAATAAGAAGAATTGTAAGTATAGCAAATGCTACATCTATGACGATAAATCATAGTACTGCAAATGCTTATGTTTCGGCAAACGCCGTTCTGTTTTTCCCACAATACGCTCCTATTCCACTAGCAGGAAGAACAAATAGAACTGCAAATTTAGAATCTAATACCACCCTTACGATCTATGTAGGAAATACATTAGTTTCCTCTGCAAATGCGTCGTTAGATTTTAATGTAAGACACACAGATCCAGTAGTGCCTAAAAGGGTAATTAGAAAAGCATTTGTAAGATTAAACACATCAACAAATCTAGCTAATACTCAAGGACCATGGTGTCTTGGTGTACCAGATATATTTAGATTAAGAGATGTATTCTTAGGTGATACGGTCGAGTTTATTGGAAATACAACAAATATATCTGCCAATACAATTGTATTTAATAATACAGATCTTGAAAACGGTGATGTTGTTACGTATGCAACTGCGGTCTCAAATTCAGTAGTGTTTGTAGGAAATACAACATTTATTGTACAAGGAAATAATACTGCAAATGGTTTCTTAGTTTTAGGAAACACAAAGGTATCTCAATTTGTCGCAAACCAAGCTGTAGTTTATAATGTAGGAACAGGTAATACCGTCATTGGAGGTCTTGCAAATGGTTCAACATATTTTGTAATAGTTGCAAATACCACAGCTATACAGCTAAAAGCCACTACTACCGGCGCCGCAATCAATCTAACGTCAGTTCCAACAAGTAGTCAACCCGGCCACTTCTTGAATATTAAAAATGTCATCGATGGGCTGTCAAATAATCAACAATATTATGTAGTAAACGCCACAGCAAATGGAGTTAAACTCTCTACTACAGAGGGAGGAACTCCAATCGGGATCTACGCCAACTCTGGAACATCAACGTTACAATATTTACAATACGTTAAGCCAAGAGTAAAAAATTCAATTAGATCAGCTTTTTGGATTGATCACAACCAGAGAAAAGATTACTATGACTTAGGTTATCTTTATAAGCAGCCAGGTTATGTGCTTCCTCCTTACCATGACATTTTAGTGCAATTTGATGCCTTTACTGTATCAAAGCACGGATTAAAAACCATTTCATCTTATCCAATAAGAGATGATCTATCATTAGCTAATAATAACTCTGCGGTACACACATTAGAAATACCAGAACTGCTACATGATAATGGAGAATATTTCGATCTAAGAGATAGTTTAGATCTTAGACCATATCGTGATAATACTGCAATTATAACAAAAAACCATAAACTAGCTACATTAAATCCAATTGATTTTGATGGATTTGTTTCAAATACTACCTTCTATTTTGAAGGAGGTAATAAAAAGTTCCCGACTCCATTAGCTCCATGCGATTTAACATATGAACAATATTTGGGTAGAGTTGACGCAGTAGTTTTATCTGGAAATGGACAAGTAAAAATCATTGAAGGAACACCTTCACTAAATCCCAGAGAACCTAGAATCAGCGACTCTGTAGTCCTTCTTAATCATTTAATCGTTCAGCCATATCCAAGCTTACCAAAAGTTCTTGGGTCTGAGTTGGAAATTTACATGGATAAAAAAATCCAAAATGTGACTGCGGTTGAAAGACGAAGAGAGAACTATGTTGTTAGTACTCCAAAATTACCTTCTGGAAGTAGAACTACACAACAAAAACCATATACCATGAAGGACATTGCTTCTCTTGAAAGGAGAATTGCAGATCTTGAGTATTATGTGTCATTAAGTTTCACTGAAGATAGAGTTAATAACCTTCAGATTCCTAGTAGCGTAGATTCTGCAGAAAATCGATTTAAATTTGGATTCTTTGTCGACAACTTTACAACTGGTGATTTTGCTGAAATCAATGATCCCCATTATTATGCTCAGATTTTTGGGTTTGAATTAGGACCAAGAAAACGTCAATTTAAATTAAATTATAAATTCAATTTAGCAGACGTTGAAACTGCAAAATGCTTAAGTGGAGATAAAATTCTACTTCCCAGTAGATCAGTTAGCATTATTACGCAAAATAAAGCAACAGAGCCTACAACCGTAAACGTTTCTGTAACAGAAACTGTTTTGACGACTACAGGAACTGAAATAACCACAACGACTACTAGAATAGTTTCTATACCAGCCGAAGAATGGGAGCAGATAAGAGCTGCTGCAACTTCAAATACCGCAGCAAACACTGGAGCCCAATCCTCAACGACAACTACCGCAGGTAACACCAACGTTGAATACGCAACGGTTACTAAGAGCAGAGTAGTGGATGTTGCTGATGGTGAAAGGACTATCGACAATTTAACTATAAGAAATCTTTCTTATAATAACGTGTTGTATAATGAATTTGTAGCAAGTAAGCTTGGAGGAACAATTACCTTCTCTTATAATGGTTACAACTGGTATTATCGTGGAGGATATTATGGATACTACAATGGTTACTATAATGGCTTCTTCTATGGATATACAAATCCAGGAATAATTTTAGAAAGATATCAAGGAGGAAGTTGGACACCAGTTCAAATATCATCATATGCGCTTTCTCCTAGAATAAATACTATTGGATATTATGGAAATCCATCAACTTATTATTATGCTGGATGGACTGCAAATTATACATATACTGCTAGCAATGAAACTAGATTTAGATTTAGAAATCTATACGCTTGGTGGTGGGGATATAATTTATACTTAAGTTTAAGATACCCAGTTTCCAAACAAGAAACACAATTCTATACGGTTCAAGAGCCCGTGCAAATAACTGTAGGATCTACGTCATCTTCAGCGAATACAACGTCTGTATATACAGTAGACAGTGCAACTGGAACAGCAACTAGAACTGAACTTGTAACGTCTGTATCTGTTGTGAGTAATACTCAGAGTGTAACGACATCATTATTTAATCCTAAACCATCAGCATTAATGAGGACGGATCAATTGTTTAATTTACCTGAGAATATGAACTCTCCATATATAGATCTGTTATCCTATATTCAATCTGATATTAATAGTTAGGGGAAATAATTAATGGCTACGCTTTCGACTACAAATACAGGTCAAGTTTTAGCAAATGGTTCTGTTGCTTCTGGGGGATGGTGGTACAACAATAACTATACATATACAATTCCCGCTAACAGTAAATATGCCAATATAGGATGGTATAACACAGCTGGAAATGATTCTTTTAATATATCAACTGGTTGGTCATGGTGGTGGAATTATAATGGGCAAAACCATGGTCCCCATACTATATACAAACAATATACCTATGAAACTACCGGATTAAAACCTAATACCTATTATAACGTAGTAACGACTAGAAAAATAAAAAATAACTGTGCTATACAGCCAGGAAAAAAGACTATAACCCGTTATAATGAGTTTGAATCAACCGGCGTCAACCTAAAAGAAAGCGGTAAAGTAACTGGAACTGCTCCAAACATAGTATATAATTCATTGGCTGATCAGCCAATGAGAACCGACTCCCAAGGTCATTTAACAATGATTTTTGATGCAGCGGTTTGGTCTAAGGACGCAGGTTCTGCGTTTGAAGGCGGTTGGTGGTTAAATTGGTTAACAATCAATGGCTATAAGACGACAGCTGCTCAAGATGCATGGTATACATCAAAGGGAGCAACAAAAGATCCTGAAACAGGAGTATGGTCCTTTCCAGTATCTGCAGATAAAGGTTATGGCTGGTATTATAACTATCCTTACTACCATGGATGGTGGGGTTATTATGGATGGTTCTGGAAAGGTGCCAGAATTTCAGTAAGATTAGTAGAAGCTGGACCAGTCGACGCTGCTCCTGCCGCTAATACTACAATTGGAGGTTCTAGTCAACCATCAACTCCTACTGGAGGTGGAAGTACTTCAGGAAACGGAGCTCCTACCGTTAACTCTACATCTAGAGATCTAGGTGTAATCAGTACCGAAAGACGATTTGGTACCAACGGAGAAGTTGGTCTTTCTGAAGTCACATTGTATTTTGACTATGCACAAACATTTTATTTAGATCCTGCTTTACTGGACAATAGTCAATATGTGTCTTTGACTGATGTCAGACTATTTTTCCAACAAAAACCACATAGAACAAATAATCAGTCCGGTTTAGAAAATCCAGGAGTATTTGTATTCTTAACAGAGGTGGCGGATGGAGTTCCTGATCTAAGATTAGCATACAGAGATTCAATTGTTCGTGTTAGCTATGATGAAGTTAGTTCATCGTTAGATGCGACTGAAGATACTGTATTTGCGTTTAGTTCTCCTATCGCCCTAAAGACTGGCAAACAATATGCTATTGTTATTAACTTTGAAGATCCACAATATTCATTATGGACTGCGACTCAAGGAAAGAAGTTAATAGGTTCTGAAGAGACCTGCGATGGTGCTTACAATTTTGGTAAACTATTTAGAGCTAGTAATTATGGAGAAATTGATAATGATCCAAAAACTCAGGACGAGGTATTAAAGCCTTTACCTGCTACTGATCTTAAGTTTACAATTAGCGCTCTACAATTTACCGACGATCAAGGAAATCTTCAAACAAATAAAATAGAACTTGTAAATGAAGATTATGAGTTTATAATTGTAAAAGATCCTACCTCCGCAGTTGGAAATGGAAATTTAGTTATAACTTTTGGTGGAAATCAATTATGTTATCAGGATTTTGGTAACGCCGAAGCAAACGTTACATTCTACGGAAGAGGAAAGGTTTCTTTAGACTCGGCACCAGTTTATATCTATGGAGAGCAAGAATTTCAAGAACCTCCTAGAATCAATGTTCCATTTGGTGATCTAACCACTAGGATTGAAGTTGGACAATATTTAAGAGGTACCGGAACTAATTTCGTAACTGATTTCCAAACTGCAGATAAAATCATACTTACAGATGGTATTGTTTCAAATGGAGTTTATGGAAACATTGCAATTAGAGAAGTAAGACGAATTGTAAGTGATACAGTATTGATTATAGATGAACCATGTACGTTTAGCATGAGCAATGGTTTCTATAAATCTACTGCTGTTGCTAAGATGGATAACATCTTGTTTAATCCAGACACTCTAGTAATGAAGGAAAGTAATGCTAGAGAAGATATAATGTTTATCGCAAACGGTGTTAATTACATAACATTCACCGGCGGCACAGGATATAGCAATACCGATTATATTTCTTTCACTGGAAATGGAGCTTTTTATCCAGGAACTGCAAACATAGTCACTGATGCTTCTGGTACAATACAATCGATTAATATTACAAATTCAGGGGCGTATTTTGTAGCAAATCCAAGCGCTACTGTATATAAGTCAGGTGGTGGATTGAGTACTGGTTCTGGTGCTACATTTAGAGTACAACTCGGATCTCAGCTTAGAACACAGCAATATGGTGGAAAAGCTGAAATTCTAGATGTATCTTATTTCCCAGTAAGTTACTTTGTTCCAAGTTTGCAATTTAATATCAAGGGCGGTAAGATCAAAGACTATGAAATGGTATTTGCGGTTGAAACAGATGCCACCAGTCTGCAAGCAACCCAAGATACTGCAAACACTCCTGATATAACTTACACCTTACTAGACGAAAACTATCTTCCAGTTGTAACAGAAGAAGCTACAGAAATTGAAAAATATAATGCAGTAGTTCTTTCTAAGTCTCTAGAAATGCTGAATTCGGCTTCTCTAGTTAGATCTTCGTCTGAAGGTAAGAGTGCAATCATTAGATTTAGTATGACTGCAGACAATCGTTATGATTCTCCAGAACTACATCGTCAAGTTGCAGCAGCATATGTATTCCAAAATGAAATTAATAATGATGCGACAGGCGAACATTTAGGATCAGGCAATGCAGTAGCCAGACACATATCTAAAAAGATTAGCTTCGCTAAAGATAGATTTGCAGAAGACATTCGCGTAATTTCTATCATGTATAAACCTCCTGGTACTGACGTCAAGATCTATGCTAAATGCCATAACTCTAAGGATGAAGAAGCATTCGATGATAAGGATTGGACGGAGTTAGAAGTGAAAGATGCTACATTTAGCGGAAGAACTGTAAGTAGCTTGACTAATAGAAAAGACTTCATTGAATTAACGTATGGTTTCCCACAGTATCCTCCAATGAATGCTGTTTTAACTGGCACGGCTAAGGTTGGTTCAGAAGATGGAAATAGTATGGTGGTAGGAGTAGGAACTGACTTCTTAGAAGACCTTGCACCTAACGATATGGTTGTGCTTTTTGATCCTAATCAAACAAATACAACATATGGTGTAGCCGTAGTTAACAATGTAGTAAACTCTACAGTTTTCTATCTAGATCAATCTTTCTCCAATTTAAGCCTCTCGGCAGCAACGTTAACTGTTGGTAAAGTGTATCTAAAGAACCAGGTATATAACAATATACTTGCAGATAACGTAGCGACATACTATTCGACTACAACGTTGACGCCATATGAAACATATGATACATTTGCAATTAAGGTAGTAATGTTAGCAAATTCATATTATAACGTCCCAAGATTGGCTGATATTAGAGCTATAGGAGTGTCTGCGTAATGTCATATATTCCAACTCCACACAAAGGTCTAGTAAAAGATGCTGAGACAAAAGCCGTAATAAATACTGACATTAGTGATTACAAAAAAATTCTTGATAAGAGAAAACACGCTAAACAGATACAAACTGTTCAAACTCAAATTGACGGTCTCAAACAAGAATTTACGGAGTTAAAGGGTTTGATACTTCAACTAATTAACGGTAGAACCTAATGTCTAGAACTATAGGCCAAATAGATGTAACCTCAGATACGTTTGAGGTATGGATAAATCGAACAAATGACTTGCTTATATCTCTAGCCACAGAGATTATAACTGCAAATGATGCTGCAGCAAACACTGGCTCTGTCGCCGAACCTAGAAAAGCGCAGCTACTAGGAAAGTTTGGTGCAAATTCAATTGTTGCAACAGATGAGCTACGAGGCGGTAACGTAGGAGATCTAGGTCAAGCTTTGTTGATGGTGACGACAAATACTTTATTTGGTCATAGTTTATATGGAAATAGTTATGGTAATGCAGAATACGTAAACTGCCAAGCTAATGTATTTGTTAATAATCATACTTTTTTTGTTAATAATCATACAATCTACGCAAACGCATACTTCTTTACAGTAATTGCAAACTCCTTCATTAAGGCTAATAGTTCTGTTACAGCTATAATGGTAACAGGAAATAGTACAGTTGCAAATACTGTGGTTGAAGGTAATGATATTTTCATCACCACAGACAATACAACAGTTAACAGTATTTCTATTTTTACTGGTAACACCTATGTAAAATCAAATACTAGTACTACTTTAGTCACAGTCCAAGGAAACGGTACGACTAGTAATACTATTTTATCTGGAAACCTAGTTCAAATAACAGCAAATGTAGACGTAACTGGAGCGTATCACACTGTTGCAGGTAACGTGTATTTTGATACCACTACAATGGTGGTAGATGCTTCAAACGATAGAATTGGAGTTGGTACAGCTACACCAGACGCAAAGTTTACAGTGTCTGGAACAGCAAACGTTTCTGGCGCCACTAGACTTGCAAACACTTTAAACGTTATAGGCGCAACCACTCTAGCAAATACTTTAGCGGTAACTGGAAATTCAACATTAACTGGCCCAGTTACTTTTGGAAATAACTATAGTTATTTCAACATATATGCTATGGCTTCTGCCGCCAATGGTAATATAGGAACTAATGTAAGTACCCCGATTACTATTTTTGAATTTCCAAAAAATGATTACAAATCTGCTAAAATCATAGCACAAGTTAAGAGTTTGTCTGGCAATACACAGATCTCTGAATTAGTCACTACATATAGTGATACAAATAATTCAGCTCATCTTACCGTATATGCCACTGTTTCATCGCCTGCAACTGAAGTATTAGGTGACTTTACTGTTGGAGTTACTGCAGCGAACGTGCAAATAAAATTATTGCAAACATCAATAAATTCCGCCACACAAGTAGTAGCAACGCTTATAAAGTAGTAGGTACCAATGGCAAATACTAAGTTCATAACAGAAAATGGATTGCTAGTCAAAGGCGGTCAATCTGTTTTTCAACAACAGGTTATCGTTGGAAATACTAGTTATGACAGGATAACTAATCCTGCTATTGGGTCAAACCTGTATGTATATGGTGATCTATTGTATGTAGGGGGAAATCTACATGTAATTGGTAATACCAATGTACAGGGAACAACGGCCTACGAAACAGACTTTATACCTACAACATCCGGTCTTAAATTAGGAAATGAAACGTTTAGGTTCAACGGTTATTTCGATAACACCTACGTTTATGCGGGGTTATATCCAGATTCTAATACGATATTGTTTGGAAATACCAGTAAGCGATGGGTAATTAGTGCAAATACAATAGATGTTTCTGGAAACATCAAAATATCGACTATTGGAACCGGTAACGGTTCTTTCTATAATTCTTCAGTCATTATGGTTGGAAATAATACCTCCAACGTAGATATTGAAGGTTCTGGCATAACTTCTTCCGGGTCATCTGGAATAAATCCATTTTCAAATACAGTCGGAACAACTCTAGGAACAGCCACTCAAAGATGGGTGTTCAATGCCAATACCGGCAACTTTAGTGGTTTGATTACCGGTCTAGCTGGTGCAACGTTTACGGGTACTGTAAATGCATCTGCATCTATATTCGTTGGAGGTGGTGTAGGGACGACAAACGGTTCCAGCATTACAAATACAAATATTTCTGTTGGCAATACAGACACCAACGTTGCCATATCTACTACTGGAATAGTTTCAGGTGGAGGCACTGGTGTAAACCCGGTATCCAACACAAAGGGAACTGCATTAGGAACAACAACACAACGTTGGGTATTCAATGCTAATACTGGTAACTTCAGTGGACTAATTACTGGTTCTTCCGGTGCTACCTTTGGTGGAATCGTAAATGTAGCTTCTGCCATATACATTGCAGATGGGCTAGGAACCACCAACGGAGTTAGCATTACCGATACGGCTATTGCAGTCGGTAATAGCACAGTCAACGTTGTAATGAATACCACTGGATTGGTCAATAGAGGTGGAACAGGTGTAAGACCTGCCTCAAACACAGTTGGAGCTAATCTAGGAACAACAACACAACGTTGGGAATTGATGGCAAACACTGGTGATTTTAGTGGTCAGATTACAGGTTTTTCTGGCGCTAATATAACTGGCACAGTCAATGCAAGTGCATCTATAGGCGTAGGAACAATTGGTGTCACTACCAACGGCGTTTCTATCACTAATACGCAAATAAGAATAGGCAATAGCTCAGTCAGCACAAATATAGGTCCTGGTACGATTGCAGGCAGCATGAACTTTGATGCCGGTACTTTGGTGGTTGATGCCACGAATGATAGGGTAGGTATTGCTTGCTCTTCTCCATCTAACACATTTAATGTCCAAGGAACGGTAGGAATTAGTGGTGTAACAACCATAGGTGCCAACTTAGCTGTTAGCGGTATATCCCACACAATCTCCGGTAACTCAAACTTTGCCGGCGGTGGTCTATTTGTAGACTCTGTAAACGCAAGAATCGGTATAGGAACCACTACACCGGACGCTAGATTCCAAGTTGCAGGTGCTGCAAATATAACAGGTGCTACTACTCTTGGTGGTACACTTACTGTGTCAGGAATCGCTTCCTTCAATGCAAACTCAAACTTTGATGCAGGTGTTCTATTTGTCGATGCAACCAATAATAGAGTCGGCATCAACAATACAGCGCCTGGAGTTGCTCTTCGTGTAACAGGCGATGTTGATGTGTCCGCTACATCAAATCTTAGAGGAGCCGCTACTTTAGGTGGGACCTTAAGTGTAGCTGGAGCCGCGAATGCATTAAGCACGTTAGGAATAACGGGAGCAGTCAATGCATTAAGCACTCTTGGTGTAGGTGGTCTATTGACTGGTTCAGGCGGTGCTGTATTTACAGGCACTATAAACACAACTGCTTCTATTCTAGTTGGAGGTGGTGTAGCTACTACTAATGGTGCCACCATCACTAACACAAGTATATCTGTCGGAAACACAGATACAAATGTAGCTATATCCACTACAGGAATTATATCTGGCGGCGGAACAGGAATTAATCCTGTTTCAAACACAAAAGGAACGGCTCTAGGCACAACCACTAGTAGATGGAATTTAAATGCAAATACAGGTAATTTCAGTGGAACATTAACGGCAGCTAATTTTAGTGGCAACGGCACCGGACTAACTTCTACAACATATGTAACTCGTTATGAGCTTAATACGGATACTCCTATTTTTACTGGTGCAGATACATCAACATGGAAGGTTGGAGCAACCTATACTCCAACTATTGATGCAGGAGTGAGCACGCTCGATATTCAAGTGTTTACTGAATTATACATAAGACAGTTTTCAGATAATGCTAGTACTGGGGCAGATATTTCAAACGGTTCCGCTAATGTTGGTAACTTTGACGTTGGTGGCGGCGGCGGTAATCCATTGATGCGATATCGTCTTACAAAAACATATGCCGGTGGAAACACAACGTTGTTTACATCTGAATTTATCACTCTATCTGCAGCAGGTACAGTTTCTGCTCAGCTAAATACAATAAGAGATACTACTCCCACCGCAGGAAGTGGCACAACCTATAGACTAGAATATGAATGGGTTAAGGTAGACAGTATTACTGTTGCAAATGCTGGAACAGTTACAATAACTAATGGTAATTCATCGGTTACTAATGCAACTATGGTTGGTTCTGGAACAGAATTCCAGGCTTGGGTGAACCCTAGAAATACCATAACTATAGCTAATTCAACTGGAGGATATGGCACAGGCGCTGTCACCGTATCTGTAGCTTCAGTTAGAGGGCCCACAAGCATATTACTACAATCAGGTCAATCTAATGTATCAGCTAGAACATATAGAATCAATGATACGTCTGCTAACGTTCAGTTGGATCAGTCTACACTCATCTTTAACATGGTAGGATATAAGTAGTGAAATGGATAATAAAGTCAAAGAACGAGTAAATAAGCTATTACCACTTTTTAAAGTACCTAAGCATAAAACTAGAAAGTTAGCTTTTAAATATTTGTTTTCTTCGTTAAGTGCTCTAGAGGAAATAGCAGTACTAGCTTCTGAAAGAGGAGCTGGTGTCGAAGGTCAACTTGAAGATGAATATGTTCATCGCGATACATTTAAAGAGTTAGCTATAAAGTGCGGTGGATTTGAAGACGCGTGTGAATACACAACTGCATTAATCGAATATCTTCAAAGTCTAGAGGGCGAAAGCGCTATGGCAGCAATCAACGTTGTTGCCGAGTCTTGGCTAAGTTGTATCTTTATAGCCCTTTCACATCTGTCTCCAGAGCTATTTGATAGCATTGGAGAGGATGAATCCCGCCATAACGGATATGCTTTAGACTATAAAGTTCCTAACTCTGAGGAATTAGAACCTATTATGAGGGACTTAGAAGTCCTGATGGTTAAGATAGCAAAGAGTCCTAATTTTATTATGCCTATGATTTACTTGATAGGCATGGAAGCAGTTGGTAGAATGGGATTAGATATTGTAAGAAATCACAGAAAGGCGTGTGATCATCTTAACATAGAACCTCAAACAAAAGAGTTTGAAATATTCTGCCGTAGATCTATAAACAGTGCTAAAAACAGCCCAGAACTAATTGAAATGAATGGTTGGGAAGTTAGCAAACAAAACCTATGGAAAAGTTCAGCCCCTCTGGTTGTTCAGAAAAATATAAAGATTAATGTAACAAATGAAATAAAAGTACAAGCTAGAATCATCGATGCCATCAATAAGGTTACTAGAATTTTTCCAAAATTCAAAAACGTGGTAAGAGATGAACAAATATATAGAACTCAAAGATGTATGGTTGGAGTAAGGGTCTTGTGGGATCAAGATCATATAACAACAGTGTACTGCGATGCAAAGCAAGGCTATAAAAAGACTATAAAAAATATAACTACAAAAACTAAAAGGGTAAGGACGCGGGCATACGAGGTTGTTCCTGACGTCTATCATGTTCGTGATCTTTTAGTTCCAAGTCAGGTCCCATTTGTTTTAAGTTATATAGGGATGCATGGTCTCCCGTGGGGGCACGGTGCAGTTAACGAGATAGAGGGAATTACTACATGGATCTTCATTTCTGCTCCAAAAGATGGAGTATATCCATTAGTATTCATGACTGATCATAGGGTCATAGATGGTCATGACATCTGTTCGTTCGCAGAACATCTAAAGAAGTATATTGAAGAATCTAATTTCACTGATAAATAACTAAAAAACAGGTACATATATGGCTGATACTTATTTTCTCCATGACAATACTGGTAAATGCATTGGAACAATTTACGACAATAATCCACCGGCTAGATTAGAACCAGGTATTAGTTACGTTAAATTATCGTATGAGCAAATTAACCAAATGAATTATGATTTTAGAAGATATCGTTACAAAGATAACTCTTTTATAAAGCAACCAGAAGTAATTTTTTGTGTCACTCCTTCTAATCTATACGAAATAGGTACTCATAATAAAATTTCAATCTGCATAAAGTCAGATTATGATACTACTAATGAAGAAAAACAACAATTAATCCGTACTCCGTTTAGAATAAAAATAAATGAAGTTGAATATGGAGTAAATTTTGAAGAAATTGTAATGTTAGATCCAGAAGAAGTCGGCGTATATGTAATTGAATTATTAAATGATAACGTAATATGCGATGTACCGAGATATGCAATATCTGTTGTTGACACACAAGAACCGTAAGGACAACTAAATGAAAGAAATAAAATCAAAACCCTTAGCCGCTGGATCTATAGCTTCAGCTGTTTCTACTACAAATAAGGGAAGAACTATTTCCGATGTAGCCATAGCTGAACAGTTTTGCATTGTCGCCGGAGACATGAGAAGCATTCTTCAATCGCTAAGAAACTCAAACGATATACAGAAAGCCACAGTAGAAACTATTCAAGAAAACTCTGCTAAATTGGTAAAACTTGACGCCGTGGTTGATAAACTTGATACAGTAGTAGATAAATTAGATATAATGATAGGACATCTTGTCACACTTGCAGACGATGTTAAACAATCAGATGCCACAGTAAGTAAAGCCGTAAAAGAAAATCAAAGACACGTAGATACCATGCAGATTTTCTTACAGTTATTAGAGCAACACGTAGATCATCTAGACGAAAGCTCTAATATAATGGCTAGAAGTTTGTTAGAAGATGGTGCATATACTACGTTAGTTAACAAAGTACGTCAAGAAAAAGCAGCAGCAAGACAGCAAGCAAATACACCTGGTCCTGGTAATAGACCTTAATAATTTTGGAGTTATATTATGAGAAACAATGAAAAACTTGATACTAAAAAATCAATATTCGTTATTGAGAAAATTGATCAAGAAAAGGGAACTTGTTCCGTAAGGTACATTAATGCTCTTGGACCAATTGAGACAGGTAAAATTAAGAAGGAAGATGTAGATCCATCGGTTGAAAACCCAAATCATGATATTATCTATGTCTACAATCTTCCTCTAGATGAAGACGGACAGTATTTTCCGGCCGATGCATTAATTCAACACTTTGCAGCTCAATATCCTCATCTAGAATTCGAAGTCATGCAGATGAGGATGAAGGCTAGAAAGCGCGCAGACTATCAATCGATCATCAACGAAAGATTTGATGTTTCACTTCAGTGGGCTAGACCTATCCATCTTACCAACTTTACTATTTTCCCAGATCAGAATGAGATCGAAGTTGAAACCCTATGAAGAAATTTCCTACGATTTATAGGACTAAATTCAAAAAGGGAATTGACATGTTTTTAGATCCTGTTTCTCATTCCCCAAGAAACATGGGATTCTATATTGAGAAGGGAAACTTTATAGCTTCATATAAAAGTGAAGAAGGAAAACGCATCGCTTTTAATATGGAACAAGGCACTATAGTTGTGTCCAGTCATATGAAGAAAAAACATGAAAATGAATTCTCATCGTATGGAAATGATCACTACGTTAATGCAGTGACTAAGGGATGGAGCATAGAGTCTAATGAGGATAATTCAGTTATTATTTGTTTCTTTTATCCAAATGACGATGTTGAAACAGAACTAAGCGATGAGATCTTTGTTCCATCATATACCAAAGACACTTTAAATAAGCTACCAAAACCTTTTGCTAAACTTCCACACGACGAATGTTTGACATTAGCAGATGTAGTTCAAACTGTAGACGAGGTAGAAATATCCTTTCCAAGGGATTATTATTTGTATATCGTCAAGGGACCTGCAGTCATCAATGGAGTAGAGAAGACAAAAAAGTCTTGGATTGTATCATCTAAGGATCAAAATATAAAAATCAAGAGTCCTTCCGATAAGGAAGTAATCGTATTTTTATCTAAATAATTACTTCTTGATATATTCAATCACTAGTGCCGGAATATCAAATTCCCACCACTTCTCACCCTGTCTCCATTGATTAGGTTTGGCATGATGCGTATTATGCCAACCTTCGCCTAAAGTAATTAGGCTTGCAATCCAACTGTTTCTACTTTCATCGTTTACCTGATAAGGCTTATATCCGTGGCGATGTGCTATAACTATGATGGCGCTTGCAGCATGAAGCGTCAGACACGCAGGAATAGCATAGATAAATACTACATATAATGGATTCAGCAAATATAATATAGCAACATACAATGCTAAGAATGGTATATAATAGTTATGCATGAACTTTTGAAATTTGTCACGTCTAATATCTGCTATAACTCTAGGAGAGATCAGCGGATAATTCCAAAAGCCAAACCATGCTTTCCAATTGCCCAATATGATTGGACTATGTACATCCTTATCTTTTTCTGCGTATCTGTGATGCTGTCTATGAATGGCTACCCAAGCTAAAGGGGATCCTAGAGTGCATACAGCTCCGAAGATAGAGAATAGCCATTCCCAGAACTTATTGGTTCGATATGATCGATGCGCTAAAAGTCTATGAAAAGCTACATTGATACCCAAAGTACCTATGACCCAAAACGTCAAAAGGCTTATAACCAACCAATCAAATTCTTGGGTTATGAAGCAATAATATATACCAAATGCAGCAAGAAAATGGTTTACGATTTGAATACTTCTCACACCAAAATTGTGAACAAGCTTAATGGCCATTAGGGATTCCTTGTAAAACATAATATTTATTATTTATATGGCATAACTTGATTATACCGATTACCATGAAAAAAGTACATATGAGGTCGCTATGGAATTTAGAAATTTTTACTACGGACTAGAACATAAGTCGAAGATTGTTGATGACGTAAAGAAGCTGATTGATGATGATGGCTGGAGGAACTATTATGCTTTTAAAGCAAAACCGATCCCCACCGAAATAGTCGACAAGGATCCATTCTTCAGATGGCTGAGACAGCGATATAAGTTTAGATGTGCGATTCTGAACATTGCCCCAAACACAATCTACGATTGGCATACTGATGATCGTAGAGGTGTGTGTATAAACATGAAACTATCCAGAGACGATCGTAGTACCAGCGCGTTTGAATTGGAAAGATCTAGTTTATCAGTTAAATTTCATGAACTTGAGTATGAGCCTGACACATATTACGTTTTTAATCCACAGATGACACATTTTGTAATAAATCATCATACCGAACGGTATATTTTCAGTGTAGAGTTTGAAAGAGATGACATTAGCCTTTCATACGAAGATCTTCTAGAAGACATAAAATTTAACTGGGAACATAAATACGATGAGAATACACTATTCAATAAAATAAATATTGAAAATTATAGTGATCTTAGGAAGAAGATAAGTTCGTATCTACTTCCTAAAATTAAAGATAAAGTAGGTAAAACACAATTTGAATTACATAAGTATGACCTTGAAAAATGTCAAGAACTAATAGATGCGCTAAGTCCAACTAGATTGTTCAATCATTGTGTGACAAATACGGTATACGTGATAGGATCAAATGAATATAATTTGTATTCTGATGTACTAGAGGAAACCTATAATAAGTCTATATTATTTCCAGTAAATCAGGACTGCATGATTAAGTTTTTTGATAATAATAATAATTTAATTAAAACTGGTGTGTTAAATGGTCCGGCTATTATAAATGAAAGAATACCGCATATTTGCTCATTTGAGGGGTTCAAACCGTTAGTTTTACTTAAAATTAAACTAAATAAGGTCTTAAATCTTAAATTCAAATCTAATAAATAGCATAAAACAATAGAAAGTAACCATGGCCACAAAAGCTAATCTTGTCATAGACCAAGGTTCTAACTTTACAACCACAGTCACAATTACAGATGATGATGGAAATGCTATGGATCTGAGTGGTTACAGTGGTGCTGCTCAGATTCGTAAGCACTATTCGTCTTCAAATTCAGTTGCTTTTAATATCGCAATTGCTAATTCTACTGGAGAAGTAACTTTGTCTTTGTTGGCAAACGCTACGGCAAATATGATACCTGGTAGATACGTATACGACTGTGAATTAACTTTAGCCGGAGTAGTTTCTAGAATACTAGAAGGTATAGTAACAATTACTCCGGAAGTAACCAGATGAAAGTAGTATTAAATCCTCAGCATAGACAAAATGTAAAGGTAAAAAATTTAGGTGGTACTCTTACCACCTCAGCACCTATTACATTAAAAAATCAAGTTATTGAAATAACTAGTATTGAAAATATAAACGATGTTGAGGCGGTAAATGTTGTAAATAATGCTACATTAATATATAACTCCACAACAAACAAATACGAAATCAAACCAATGACGTATGAGTTTATTGCTGGAGATATAGATTGCGGAACCTACTAACTCAATAAAGTTAGTAAATCTGGTCTAGATCTATGAATGGCAAAGTAGTCTGGACCTTGAAAGTCTTCTCTCCATAGCGCATAATCGTGGAAATCGATTCTTCCATTTGCGTATTTACCTAATACAAATCCATGAGATCCTAGAAGTTCATATGCGTCCATGAGAAGCCATTTTGTCAGAATGCAAGCATAACCATATTCAAATTGAATAATATCGATTTTGTTTTGCTTCAGTGTCTCAGAGAAACCTTCGAATACCATTTTCTCAGCACCCTCGACATCTACTTTTAGATAGTCAATTTTGTCAATCATTCTGCTTTTTACATAGTCATCTCCCTTCATCACAAGGCCTGAACGATATTCAGAATCATCGACCCTCAACATTCTGAGACATGTGCTAACCGCACTATATGAAGGTTTATACTTCATATCTAAAGTTCCGGCCTCTGATGAAAGACCAAAAGGATTTGCATACATTTTTTCGTCTAAAACTATATTTTTCTTCATATATTGAAAGGTGTCTGGAACGACTTCAAACATATGAATGTCAGCATCAGGGTGATGGCTTCTTGCTAAACGAGTCCACTCCCCAATGTTGCAACCAACATCAAAGATCGTAGATATTCCGTTTAACTTTGATAATATCCAATCCTCGCCGTGTAAAACAAATTCCTTAAATGCCGTTTCTTGATTATAAATTGGTTCCATTATTGCACCTTATATGTAGTCGTTCCAATATGTTCGCATAAGATTGATGTGTCGGCATAAATCTTAAATCCACGTTCTCTTGCTTTTCTACAAAAATAAATGTCCTCAGAGATAGTATTTTTATGATCTATTGCAGATGTATAGACGAATTGAGGATAGCCGATCGTGCGTATGACTTCTGATTTGACTAGAACGCAGCCAAACCCACATCCAGAAACTTCCACTAAACCACGATCCTTTATACTCATGTATGGAATGTTTACGTTTCCACCTCTATCATTATCTTTATAGATTTCTAAGATATTAAATTGATTTCGTTGAATGTATAGACCACTAACCATATCCTTATCATGGCTTAATAGTTTAGTGAGCGTGTCCGGTGCAAACGTTATATCACTATCAACTGAAAATAGGTAGTCATATCTTTCAGCCCAATGTGCTATTAAATTTCTTACCTGGTCTATGTTATAGCCATAGAAATATTGAAAAGTAGTTTTGTAACCATCTGGTACCTGCAAGTCATAAACTGACTTAAATGTTTCGGGTTCTATGTATTTAGCCGTAGGAATTGCAATTAATATATTCTTCATCTTTTTCCTCAAAATATAGTTAGCATTTTTTGTTTGTTCTTCAGAGTTCACTTTGTAATCATTCAATGGATTTTTATCATTATAAAGATAAAAAACATCTTGTACGCACATTACTTTATTTGGATCTGCCTTTTCTATAAGCGCATAAAATAAAGCCACGTCTCCTCCAGCCTTAAACCAATTACCGTCTTCTCCTTTTAATAGTTTCTCATCAACCAGATTTATAAGATTTGATTTAAATGTCCTAGTATGAGTATAAGGTATATTCCAATTAAACTTGTGATCCCTATACTTTCTATCTTTCTTTATATGTTCTGGATATGGCTGTGCAATTAATGGAATATTATCTACCATGGACCAGCAGGAACCATATGTAAACTCGGCATCATTATGATACAGATTATTATAATAATTAAAGATATTATTATCGTTTACGAAGGAATCATCGGCGTCTAGCAAAATGACAATTTCATGCGTATCTGCAAACTTCTTTATTGTTTCATATTGATTGCGTATAGCGCCTTTATTTTCATTATTTTTAATTATTACAAATTTAGAACGTAAGTTATCTGAAAGAACTTCTATGACTGTTTTTGCAACCGAGTATGAATTGTCTGTTGAGCCATCGTCTACAAGAACATGAGTATAGTTATCGTAATCTTGCGTGCATACCGATTCAATGCACTTAGAGATATATGATTCTGCATTAAAAAATGGACTCACGATTAATATAGATTTTTCAGATCTTTTATATGTATTCCATTCCTCTGCATTTGAAAACCTTCTACCGTAAACTTTATGAACTCTGTCGTTTATATAAGATACTTTTCTATAGTCGTCTATTGGAATATATTTTCCTAGCTTTTTAAATAGGTGCTGTTTCCATTGAAGCGCGACTGTATTCCAACCACAAATATCATTTATGATATTGCAGTAATACATTTTTTGTTGATGCAGATAGGGATCGTTATAGGCTCTAACCGCCATGTCTACAAATAAATTAAATTGTTTTTCTTTGTTTATCCAATCATATAAGCTATTAGGTACTATTGCATAGTCTAGTAGATAACATGCCTGTTCTACCGCAGTCTCCTCAAGCGCTCCAAATCTGGTAGTGATCAGAGGGGTGTTGTAGTAAAGAGATTCTAGTGTAGAGATTCCCGACGTTTCTGGGAAAGCACCAGGATAAATCATGAAAGAGGCTTTAGCTAAGATGTTGGCAATTTCTGACTGCTTTATAACGCCAGTAAACTCTATGTTTTTATTTGTATGACTATCTCTAAGTTCTTCAAACTTCTTTTGTTGCTCATCTGGTTTAGATAGGTTGTAGTAACCACCTATTATTTTAAGTTTTGCTTGAGGAATTTTCTCTACAAGCCTAGGCCAAATAGATTCTACTAAAGGAATCATTCCCTTAGTCACCGATGCATTAAAAACAAATAGATTTTTATCTTTCTGAGAAATATCCACTTCATCTAGATACTTATTGATTCCGTTTCTAGTCATGAATATTTTGTTTTTAATTACTTCAAAGTTTCTTCTTTTACCGTGTGAGCATGTTGTTACATAGGAAGTATGAAAATCAGATAGCGTGAACACTTCATCGAAGTGACCCTCTATCAAAATCTCTTCTAATAGTTGATCGCCTGAGCAAAAAGTATCATGCATCCATACTGCTTTAAATTTAGCTTTTCTGACTATAGGAAGAAAAAGACTAGGATTAGGATTAAATGATGTCCAATATTTCTCAGGAACAAAGGGTATGATAGATCGAGAAGATATGACTACATCAAATTCAAATTGGCTATAGTCTACTTGATATAGATCATAGTATTTTACAAAATCATACGTACCTGGTTTAGTACAGTTGTTAAAAACAGTTACTTCAAAACCAAGTATGGCTAATTCCTTAGCCATAAATACAACAGCTGATTCTGATCCGCCTAAACCTTGATTATAAACGGTCAAACCATCGTATGGGGATCCCATTATGTCAATAAATGCTATACGTATCATGCTTAGGTCTCATTAAATAATAAATAACTTAAGTATTTATCCGATCGGTATATACCGACAAGAGATGGAGCCATATGGCATCGAATACTAAAATTCAAATAAAAAGAACGTCTATAACGGGCAGAACCGCTAACTCATCAGTTATCGATGTTGGTGAATTAGCGTTAAATCTAACCGACGGAAAATTATTCTCAACTAATGGAAGCATCGTATTTGAAATCGGTGCTAACGTAGTCAATCAAAATATTACTGGAAATGTTTCTATTTCTGGTGGAATCATTGCAAATGGTTCTATAGGTTCTGCAGGAAGAATTCTAACTTCAAACGGTTCAGGTATTTATTGGTCTTCATCTTTACCTGGTTATACCGGATCAATAGGTTACACTGGTTCTCAAGGTATCATTGGATATACTGGTTCAGCAGGAACCGGTGGTGGCTCTAATGTAACTATTTCTACGACTACTCCAGCCAATTCTCAACCAGGAGATTTATGGTGGAATTCTGATGAAGCACAATTAAAAATTTACTACGATGATGGTTCATCAGAGCAATGGGTAGACGCTTCTCCAACTACGATGGGTTTAACTGGGTTTACCGGCTCTAAAGGAAACACTGGTTATACTGGTTCCTTTGGTTATACTGGTTCAAAGGGAGACATAGGTTATAATGGTTCTTTTGGATTTACAGGATCTAAAGGAGATACAGGTTATACCGGTTCGATCGGCTACTCTGGTTCTAAAGGAGACACCGGTTATAATGGATCTACTGGTTATGACGGTTCAGTTGGGGTTTCAGGTTCAATAGGATATACAGGCTCTATCGGTTACACTGGGTCTAAAGGCGATACAGGTTACAACGGATCTGTTGGATTTGCTGGATCACAAGGTCTTATTGGTTACACTGGTTCTAAAGGGCAAACCGGAGATATTGGTTCAACTGGTTATGGCGGTTCTAAGGGCGACACTGGATTTGATGGATCAGTCGGGTTTACTGGATCTAAAGGTGATCAAGGCATTACAGGGTTTGCCGGGTCAAAGGGAGATCAGGGAAACATAGGGTATACTGGTTCTAAGGGAGACATTGGATATAGCGGTTCTAAAGGCGACACTGGTTATGATGGATCAGTTGGGTTTACTGGTTCTAAAGGTGACCAAGGTATTACCGGTTTCAATGGCTCTAAAGGCGATACCGGTTACGACGGATCCATAGGATATACTGGTTCTAAAGGGGATCAAGGTATTACCGGTTTCAATGGTTCTAAAGGCGACATTGGTTATGATGGATCAGTGGGTTATAGCGGCTCTAAGGGCGACACCGGCTATAATGGTTCGACTGGCTATACAGGGTCGATTGGCTACACAGGATCAAAGGGAGATATAGGATCTATTGGTTTCACTGGATCCCAAGGTATTATTGGTTATAGTGGATCTAAAGGTGACACTGGATATAACGGATCTACTGGATTTACCGGATCTCAAGGTGATATAGGGTATACCGGATCAAAGGGTGATATAGGTTATAGTGGTAGTGTTGGATACAATGGATCTACCGGGTACACGGGCTCTCTAGGATATACTGGTTCTAAAGGAGACATAGGCTATTCTGGTTCAATTGGATCCACTGGATATGTCGGTTCAAAGGGAGATAAAGGTGAATTTGGTGGAGCTGCATTTTCATACAAATACAATGCAGTTACGACAACTACTGATCCAGGAAGCGGTTACTTAAATTTTAATAATCTTTACTTAGCAAGTGCAACATTATTAGTTATCCATAATACAGATCTTTCCGGAACGGTTTTAACTGATTATCTAGATGTAATCGACGATTCGACGTCTTCGATTAAAGGTCATTTTAAAGTCACAGATTTTAACGATGATTCAAACTACGTTATGTTTGCGATTATCGGTGGTTCAACTGAATACGCAGATCATTTTACAGTTCCTATTTCATATTTGTCTGGTGATACTGCCATTACCGATGAACTACAAATAGGAGTAACCTTTGCTAGAACCGGCGATAAAGGCGATATAGGATATACTGGATCAACTGGTTATAACGGATCAACTGGATATAATGGTTCTGTAGGGTTTACTGGTTCAATAGGCTATACCGGTTCAATTGGTTATACAGGATCACAGGGTGCCACCGGATTTAATGGTTCAATCGGATCCAGAGGATTTAGTGGTTCGCAAGGAGATATCGGTTATACCGGCTCAATCGGTTACACAGGCTCAATCGGATATACGGGGTCCAAAGGCGATACTGGATTTAATGGTTCTATAGGAGGACTAGGCTACACCGGTTCAATTGGTTATACTGGATCTAAAGGCGATACTGGATTTAATGGTTCAGTTGGATATACTGGTTCACAGGGACCAATAGGCTATACTGGTTCAAAGGGTGAAATAGGATTTACTGGATATACTGGATACACCGGTTCATTTGGCTATACTGGTTCACAAGGAGCAGTTGGATTTACTGGTTCGCAAGGAGCCACTGGTTTTAATGGGTCGGTAGGGTTTACTGGTTCAAAAGGAGATACTGGATTTAATGGTTCAGTAGGGTTTAATGGTTCAGTCGGATTTACTGGATCTATAGGTTATACTGGTTCCGCTGATTCTGGAGGTATATTTACATTAACTGGTGAAAGAAATGCTACACTTGTGGGTGGAACACCAGTATTTCTTTCATTTGGTAACGGCGGCAATAATGCTAATAGTGGTGTTGTTGTTCCAGAACCTTGCGTATTAGATGCATTAAGTTTGAAATCCGCAACTAATTTCACTGCAACTACTACTCTTGAAGTTTATATAAATGAAGTAGCTAGTGGAAAAACACTAGTTATTGCAAGTGGAGCTAATACAGGATACACTACAGACATTGGTTATACTATCAATGCTGGTGATAGAATTTCTCTAAGAGTATCTGGAACAGGCGGCGCGCCTTTAATTGGTTCAGCTTGGTTTTTAACACAAGGAGCCAAAGGCTATACTGGTTCACAAGGAGCAGTCGGGTTTACTGGTTCTCAAGGCGCTACTGGATTTAATGGGTCGGCTGGAACAAATGGATTTAATGGTTCAGTTGGAGCTACTGGATTTACTGGTTCGCAAGGAAGTTCAGCCCTAGATCAAAACAGTAAAAGTGTAGACTATGTTTTATTAATAAGTGATGCAGGAGATCATATATTGCATCCTAGTACTGACAATAACGCTAGAACGTTTACTATACCGGCTAATACTAGTGTGGCATTTCCTTTGGGAACAACTGTAACATTTGTCAATAGAGCTAATACTGTGACGATCGCTATAACTACAGATACCATGTATTTAGCCGGAGCGGGAACTACTGGTAGTCGTACTCTTGCAAATAATGGAATAGCTACGGCTTTAAAGATCGCCCCAACTGAATGGATTATATCTGGAACAGGACTCTCATAATTATGGCAGCAACTCATCAAGTATTTTTTAACGCAAGACGTAGAATTGATGTGGTTCTAAGTACAAATACTCAAGAATATACATTGACTGCTAGTTCTCTTTCAGGATATCAACATGGAGCATCTGATATAGTATTAACCGTCGATACTGGAATCTATGTGTATTCAGATAATACAGCAAATCCAGCATTAACTGCAACAGGATTTAACAGTGGAGATACTTTTAGAATAATCAATAAAGGATACATTATAGGAAAAGGTGGTAGAGGATCAAGCAATACCAGTGTAAGCGCAATGAACGCTGGAGCCGCAGGGGGTCCTGCAATTTCTATTAACCATAATGCAATTATAGATAATACCGATGCCAGTGCTTACATAGCAGGGGGAGGTGGAGGAGGTGGAGGCGGAATAGGATCATTTACTTTTAGTGGTACTACTTATTATATTGGAGGAGGAGGTGGAGGAGCTGGAGGAGGTGTTGGGGGAACATCTGCAGGGGGTGCAGCTGGCGGAGTAGGAGCAGCTGGTTCAAATGGAACAACATCTGGAACTATATATGGAGGAGGCGGAGGAGGAAGAATATTACCTGGAACTGGAGGAGCATCAGTGACAGTATCTGCCGCGGGCGGAAACGGAGGTGGATCAGGTGGTTCCGGTGGACAATATTCAGCTGGATCTCCTTTTGGTTCTTCTGGAGATGGTGGAGATGGAAGTTCAGCCGGAGGAAATGGAACAAATGGATCTAATTGGTGGGGAAAAGGAGGCGGTGGCGGAGGCTGGGGAGCTTTAGGGGGAAATGGAATTGGATCTCAAGCTGGTGCAACAAGCGGAGGAAGCGGAGGCAAAGCGGTTAATTTAAACGGGAACTCAGTCACTTGGGTTTCTTCAGACACAACAAGAGTATATGGAGCAGTATCTTAATTATGGCAAAAAAATATAAACTTTTTAATATGTTTAGTGGCCAATACATAGACTATGATGATTTAGAAAGTCTTAAGACTGCAGCAGTAACTTTAGCTAGAGATTTAATGGATTATTATAACTTCAACGCGGTTGAAGTTGATTTAGATAGAGATGGAAATGAACAATGGACTCCTTTACAAATTAAAGATTCAATTAGTATAAGTAAAGGCAATTCTACACCAAATCCTAATAATTCAAAAATATAAAAAATCATCTATAAATAAAACAAATAATCCAGAACGGATCACATGGCAGCAATAAACTTCCCAGATAGCCCAACGTTAAACCAAGTCTACACTGAAAATGGAAAATCATTTAAGTGGAATGGTTCATCGTGGATAAGCAACACACAAGAGTTTGGTGGTTATACTGGGTCTAAAGGCGACACCGGATATGATGGTTCCGTTGGGTTTACCGGCTCTCAAGGTAATGTAGGCTTTACAGGGTCAAGAGGTGTTACTGGTTTTACTGGATCTAAAGGTGACACCGGTTACGACGGTTCTGTAGGTTATACTGGTTCTATAGGTTATGTTGGCTCTAAAGGTGATACTGGTTATGATGGTTCAGTAGGATACACGGGTTCTATAGGTTATACTGGTTCTAAGGGTGAAAAAGGTGACACCGGTTACGATGGTTCTACTGGATATACCGGTTCTCAGGGTGATATAGGCTATACGGGATCAAAAGGTAATACCGGCGATACAGGTTCAACTGGATATACAGGTTCAAAAGGTGACATAGGCTACGCTGGTTCTAAAGGAAACACAGGCGACACAGGTTCTACAGGCTATACTGGTTCTCAAGGCGAGATAGGTTTTATAGGTTCTAAAGGCGATACTGGTTATAATGGATCAGTAGGATTTACTGGTTCTAAAGGTGACACGGGGTTTGTCGGTTCTAAAGGTGACATAGGGTTTACTGGTTCAAAGGGAGACATCGGTTATACGGGTTCTCTAGGATACACCGGTTCAAAGGGTGACACTGGATTTACTGGGTCTAAAGGCGACATAGGATTTACAGGCTCAAAAGGTGATACAGGGTTTATCGGCTCTAAAGGTGATACTGGTTATGATGGGTCTATAGGTTATACCGGATCTCAAGGCGTCATAGGTTACACCGGCTCAAAAGGTGACACGGGTTATAACGGATCGATAGGCAGTATAGGTTACACTGGATCAAAGGGCGATAAAGGTGATTTTGGTGGTGCTGCTTTTGAATATATTTACGATACGCAAACTACGACAACTGATCCCGGTCAAGGCAAATTAAACTTCAACAATGCCACATTCTCGAGCGCTACCCAACTAGTAATTCACACTGATGATAGAAATTTAGTTGATGCGACAACGTTCCTTCAAACGATTGACGATTCTACATCTTCAATTAAAGGACATTTCTCTTTAGTAGACGAAGCGAATAGTTTAAACTATTCCATGTTCTCTATTACCGGAATTCATACTGAATATACAAATCACTTTGTAGTTCCAATAGCATTTGTTTCAGGCACCACCTCATTAACAGATGAAGCAAATGTAACGATTACATTTGCAAGAACAGGTGACATAGGTGACACCGGTTACACAGGTTCTAAAGGTGATACGGGATTTACTGGTTCTAAAGGAGATACTGGTTTTACTGGATCTAAAGGTGATACAGGCTATGATGGTTCAGTTGGTTTTACTGGGTCTAAAGGCGATACGGGATTTACCGGTTCAAAGGGCGACGTTGGGTTTGCCGGCTCAAAAGGCGACACAGGATACGACGGTTCTATAGGCTATACCGGCTCACTTGGATATACAGGTTCTAAAGGAGATACAGGAAGTACTGGTTTCACTGGGTCTAAAGGTGATACTGGATACGATGGTTCAGTTGGGTTTACCGGGTCAAAGGGTGATACCGGCTTCGTTGGTTCAAAGGGTGACACCGGATACGATGGTTCAAAGGGAGACGTAGGCTATACTGGTTCTAAAGGTAATACCGGTGACACTGGTTCAACCGGTTACACTGGATCTCAGGGTGAATTTGGATATACCGGATCTAAAGGTGACACAGGTTCACAGGGACCAATAGGTTATACTGGGTCTAAAGGCGATACCGGTAACACAGGCGCCACTGGATATGATGGTTCCAAAGGAGACACTGGTTACACCGGTTCAATTGGATATACAGGAACACAAGGCGAAACAGGTTATGATGGTTCAGTAGGCTACACTGGTTCAATTGGTTACACTGGATCCAAAGGAAATACCGGCGATACTGGATCACAAGGACCAATAGGATATACTGGTTCTAAAGGCGATACGGGAAGTACTGGTGCTACTGGTTATACCGGATCTCAAGGAGAATTTGGTTATGATGGTTCTAAAGGCGATACCGGGTATACTGGTTCAGTTGGATATACAGGTTCAAAGGGAGATATAGGTTATACAGGTTCCCATGGAGCCACAGGCGATATTGGCTCCACTGGTTACACCGGTTCTCAAGGAGAGTTTGGTTACACAGGATCTAAAGGCGATACGGGTAGTATTGGCCCAACAGGTTACACCGGTTCAAAGGGAGATGTTGGCTTTACTGGTTCTAAAGGTGACACTGGAGCTACTGGAGCTATAGGATATACTGGATCACAAGGCGAAATAGGTTTTACAGGATCTAAGGGTGATACTGGTGACACTGGTTCAACCGGGTTTACAGGTTCAAAGGGAGACTTCGGTTATACAGGATCAAAAGGTGACACTGGTTCTCAAGGTGCAATAGGTTATACTGGATCTAAAGGTGATACTGGTTTTACTGGTTCTAAGGGTGACACCGGTTACGATGGTTCGGTTGGATACACGGGGTCTAAAGGAGACACAGGTTCACAAGGACCAATAGGTTACATTGGATCTAAAGGAGACACTGGATACGACGGTTCTGTTGGTTTCACCGGTTCTCAAGGCGTCATTGGTTATACTGGATCAAAAGGAGATACCGGTGATACTGGTTCTACTGGGTTTACCGGCTCAAAAGGAGATACGGGGTTTATAGGATCAAAAGGTGATACAGGCTATGATGGTTCAGTTGGTTTTACTGGTTCTAAGGGCGATATAGGATTTACTGGTTCTAAAGGAGATACTGGCTACAATGGATCAATAGGTAGTACAGGATATACTGGATCTAAAGGTGACAAAGGTGATTTTGGCGGAGCTTCATTTGAATATATTTACGATACACAAACTACGACAACTGACCCGGGTCAAGGAAAACTAAATTTTAATAATGCAACCTTTTCAAGCGCAACCCAACTTGTAATTCATAATGATGATAGAAATTTAGTTGATATAACTTCATTTTTGCAAACAATCGATGATTCTACATCTTCAATTAAAGGCCATTTTTCTTTAGTTGAAGAAGCAAATACTCTTAATTATTCAATGTTTTCTATCACTGGACTACATACAGAATATACAAATCACTTTGTAGTTCCAATAGCATTTGTCTCTGGAGTTACGTCATTATCTGATGAAGCAAATGTAACGATTACGTTTGCAAGAACTGGTGACATAGGTGATACTGGTTATACTGGTTCAAAAGGAGATACAGGATTCACTGGTTCAAAAGGAGATACAGGATTCACTGGTTCAAAAGGAGATACAGGATTCACTGGTTCTAAGGGTGACATTGGGTTTACTGGATCCAAAGGTGATACCGGAGACACTGGGGCTATAGGCTATACCGGTTCTAAGGGGGACATTGGGTTTACTGGATCCAAAGGTGATACCGGAGATACTGGAGCTACAGGATACACTGGATCAAAGGGCGACACTGGATCCACGGGAGCGCAGGGTCCAATAGGCTACACTGGATCACAAGGCGACACTGGCGCTCAAGGACCAATTGGGTATACCGGATCAAAGGGCGACACTGGTTCTACTGGTGCACAGGGAGCAATCGGATATACAGGTTCTCAAGGTGAGACCGGTGCTACAGGAGCTACAGGCTATACAGGATCTAAAGGCGACATTGGTTACGGTGGATCTAAAGGTGAATTTGGATATACCGGATCTAAAGGAGACACAGGTTCAACCGGAGCTACAGGCTATACAGGTTCTAAAGGCGATACTGGGGATACTGGACCACAAGGGCCAATAGGTTACACTGGTTCTAAAGGTGATACTGGATCACAAGGACCAATAGGATATACTGGTTCTCAAGGTGACACTGGTTCAACCGGAGCCACGGGTTACACCGGTTCCAAAGGCGACGTAGGTTATACAGGATCTAAAGGTGACACTGGAGATATAGGTTCAACTGGCTATGCAGGTTCCAAAGGCGATATCGGTTATACTGGTTCTCAAGGCGACACTGGTACTACTGGAGCTACAGGATATACCGGCTCTAAAGGCGATATCGGTTATAATGGGTCTAAAGGTGATACCGGTGACATTGGTCCTATCGGTTATACTGGATCCCAAGGAGCTGTAGGATACGATGGGTCCGTTGGCTATACAGGTTCAAAGGGAGACATAGGTTACACTGGTTCAGCTGGTGCAGGAAGTAGTTATTCTGCTGATATAGGAAACGAAATAGCTACTTCGATAACAGTAACACATAATTTAGATAAAACCAATGTTATTACTGTAGTTAGAGAAAATTCATCCGGATATTATGTATACCCAGATATTAAATATAATACTTCCAATACAGTAATTTTAGAATTTGTGGATGCTCCAACCACAAATCAATACAAAGTTATTGTTGCCGGTGTTTAATCATGGCAATTAATGACATTTCTTCTACATGGAGAACAGAGGTAAAAAGAAAAGCGTGGGGAACATTGCCTACCGCTGACGATGGTTCCATTGATTCTACATTAGACGCATTCAAAGGTCTTAGGTCTTTAATTCAAAAAAGTATAACGGCCGGAAAACCATTTGCAGCGGATATTATTAGCACATATGCATTAATTCACACTGCGGCCGATGCGTATCTTGGAGGTGTGGTTTCGCCTAATGGCGACATTCATTTTATACCAGCTTCAGCCAATCGAGGACAAAAAATTGATAAAAATGGAATAGTCAGTACATATTCTCTCGTATATACGACGCTTTTGGCGTATCACGGTGGTGTTCTAGCTCCCAATGGAGATCTTCATTTTATTCCTTATAATGCTAATAAAGGACAAAAAATTGATATAAATGGAGTGGTGAGTACTTATAGTTTAGTTTATACTTTAGCCAATGCTTATTTTGGAGGAGTTTTGGGTCCTTATGGTGATATTCATTTTGTTCCTAGAAGCGCAAAATTAGGACAAAAAATAGATATAAATGGCGTGGTATTAACATATACCCTTGCGTATACAACTGTAGGAGGTTATGAAGGAGGTGTACTAGCACCAAACGGTGATATTCATTTTGTTCCACATACATGCGCTTTTAGGGGCCAAAAAGTAGCTCCGGATGGAACTGTAAGCACTTACACATTAATTTATACCACATCATCAACTCAATACTCTGGTGGTGTTCTTGACTCTAATGGTAATATTCATTTTATACCAAGATCGGCAAGAAGAGGACAAAAAATAGACATAAAAGGAAACCTTTCTACTTATAATTTAATATATACCGAGGGCTTTGCGTACAGAGGAGGCGTCCTTGCCCCCAATGGTGATGTACACTTTGTGCCACATGCTACTTCTATTGGTCAAAAAATTGATAAAAATGGAACAGTCAGTACATATACTTTAGCATATACTGTAACAAATGCTTATTATGGAGGAATTCTTTTACCTAATGGTGATATTCATTTTGTTCCTCACGATTCTACAATTGGACAAAAAATTACAACACTTCCTGCTATACCATTTAATTCTGCTTTGTGTGAATCTCCATGGTTGAATAAGTTTTAGGAATTAATATGGCAGAAACATGGATAATCGCACCAAATTGGGTTCAAGATGTACTAGAAACTCAGTACGGAAAAGTTCCTGGTGTTCCGTATACACCTACAACGGAAACACAAAAAAATATATTAACTCATATTGATAGAAGTGTTCAAGGTGGAAAAATTTTTAATACAGAGATAGTATCTACTTATACTTTAGTATACACTACGTCTACTGGAGCATACATAGGCGGCGTTCTTGCTCCTAATGGTGATATTCACTTTGTACCTAGAAGTGCTATTGTTGGACAGAAAATATCGCCTTTAGGTGTCGTTTCAACTTATAGTTTAGTTTATACAGTTGCACAAGCATATAGTGGAGGAGTCCTCGCTCCCAATGGTGATATTCACTTTATTCCCAGAAGAGCACTTTTAGGACAAAAAATAGATATTAATGGGACAGTAAGTACTTATACTTTGGTTCATACACAATTAGACGGCTATTCTGGAGGAATTCTTGCTCCAAATGGCGACATTCATTTTATTCCTTCAAGCACAACTATAGGACAAAAAATAGATATTAATGGAACGGTAAGCACCTATACATTAGTGCATACTCAAACTGGTGCTTATTCTGGTGGAGTTGTTTCAGCAAATGGAGATGTTCATTTTATACCAAATGGTGCAAATAGAGGACAAAAAATTTCTTGGGATGGAACAACCATAACTACATATAGTTTACTTTACACTGCAACTAACGCATATAATGGCGGAGTTCTTGCTCCCAATGGTGATATTCATTTTGTTCCTTCGAGTGGAAATATAGGTCAAAAAATAAATATTAATGGAACCGTGATCACCTATACATTAGTGCATACCGCATCGAGTGCATATATAGGTGGAGTTCTTCTACCTAACGGAACTATACATTTTATACCGGCAGATTCAAATAGAGGACAAAGAATAAATCTTGACGGTAGTGTAAGCACATACAGTTTAGTATATACTGTTTCTGGTGCATATTCAGGTGGTGTTCTTGCTCCTAACGGAGACGTTCATTTTGTAAATAGAGCTGCTGTTAGAGGGCAGGTTATCTATAAAAATTCAGGAATTGATTTTGGTATTGGCATGTGCGCTTCTCAATTTCTTAATAAATTTTAATTTATATGTCTACAAGAAAAATATCACCTAATTTTGTAAGCGAAGTTGAGAATCAAGTTCGTTGGACTAATCCAACAGCAGATGATAGTAGCATTAGTAACACACTAGCTGCTTGGAATGAATTTAAAAAACAGCTAAATGAAGGTGTTCAAGGCGGAACGTTATTTACTAAACCGATTGTAAGTACATATAGTTTAATTCATACTGTAACAAATGCTTATGCTGGAGCAGTATTAGCACATAATGGTGATATTCATTTTATTCCTGGAACTTCAAATAGAGGACAAAAATTAAATATTAATGGAGTGGTGAGTACCTATAGTTTAGTTTATACAGCAACAAATGCGTACAGAGGTGGTGTTCTTGCTCCTAATGGTGATATTCATTTTGTACCATTTACTGCAAATAGAGGGCAAAAAATTAATAAAATTGGAACAGTAAGCACATATAGTTTAGTGCATACAGTAGCAGCCTCTTATTCTGGTGGCATTCTTGCTCCCAATGGCGAAATTCATTTTATTCCAACTAATGCTAATAGAGGACAAAAAATATTACCTAGTGGAACTGTAAACACCTATACTTTGGTTTATACTGCATCTAATGCGTATAATGGCGGTGTTCTTGCTCATAATGGAGATATTCATTTTATTCCAAGATCAGCCGATAAAGGACAGAAAATAGCACCTGACGGAACAACAGTTAGTACATATACATTAGTAAATTTTAATACCGCATTAAATATGTATTTTGGAGGAATTCTTAACCCTAATGGTGATATTCATTTTATTCCAAGAGATGCTAGTGTTGGGCAAAAAATAGATGTAAATGGAGTAGTAAGTACCTATAGTTTAGTATAT